TTGTGATCAGAAGAGCTGTTCCGCAAACACAGGCAATAGATTATATTGCCAATGATCCTTTCCCTGCGGAATCACATGAAGAGGGATTGGATCGTGCAACAATGACGATTCAACAAATGCAAGAAGAGTTGGATAGATCATTTAAAGTTTCAAGAACGAATACAATTACATCATCAGAGTTTACAGATAGTGCATCTGATAGAGCATCTAAAACTTTAGGATTTGATAGTTCTGGTGATTTAACAACAGTTGCAGATTTTCTACCTGCTGGTGGAGATAGTGCAATGTTTCAATATTCAACAACAACATCAGATGCAGATCCTGGAGCAGGAAAATTTAGATTAAACAATGCAACAATATCTAGTGCAACTGAAATGTACATAGATGATTTAGAATTTAATGGTACAGATGTTTCGGCATGGGTACAATCATGGGATGATGTAACTGGTAACGATACTAATAGAGGAAGAATAAGAATTTCAAAAGCAAACACATTAGATACTTGGATGGTATTTAAAGTTACAGGTGCAATCACAGACGCATCTGGTTATTCAAAAATAAGTTTAGTTTATATAGATACTGCTGGTACTTTTGCTAATGATGATAAAGTGTTTATATCTTTTGTAGCATCTGGTGAAGATGGTGCAATACCAGGATATTTTTATAAATTTGATACAGGTACATCTGATACAGACCCTGGTGCTGGAGAGATAGCATTTAACAATGGCACATACGCATCTGCTACAGAAATATATATAGATGATGCTGATGCAAATGGAGTAACTGTATCTTCAGATATTTTAACTTGGGATGATTCTACTTCTACTATTAGAGGTAGTTTAATGATCTATGATATTAATGATAGTTCAACTTATGCTAGGTTTAATATAACTGGAGCTTCTACAGATGCTTCTGGTTATGTAAAATTAGCAGTTACTCATGTAGCAAGTAATAATACATTTAGTGCTGCTGACGAACTATCAGTACATTTTTCAAGGTCTGGTAATAAAGGAGACACAGGTTCTACAGGTGCTACAGGATCAACTGGTTCAACAGGTGCAACTGGAGCTGCTGGAACAAACTCA